GGAGAAGACTATAGAGTCCAAGTGCCAGGAAATGACACCAATAGGGTTCATGTAAAACCTCAATCAGAAAAGTTAGGTGTTGCTGGTGAGGTAACTGGACAAGCAACTGATTATGGTGCTACTGCGAGTAACACACATGTGGTTAATCAGCCTGTTACAAATTCAGTTCTTTATATGGGCGAAGCGATCGATGACCTACGTTTAATTATGAAAAGGTATTTGCCATTTCGCGTCATGGGATTTTTGTCCAGTGATAGCACTCAAGCAGACACGCTGCAAGAAGCTGTCACAAGTTTCCCGTGCTATCGAGGTGAGTACGCCGGAGGTCTTGACTTCAGCAATGCTACACCACCTACCAGTGTGACTTATGCAGGATGGACATATTTAAATTGGTACAGAATGGCTTTTGCTGGCTCTCGTGGGGGTGTTAGATATAAGTTAGTACCATTAGATGATTCAGCGATTGGTTCTGTTTTCGTAACGAGGTCAGCTGATATTCCCAGTGCAGTAACGAGGAGGATTTTCGATACACCTGCATCATCAGCGAGCAATTTAGCCCATAACATATTGAGCGAATGGCTCGAAGTGATGACAATGGGTGCTGATCTCAATGTAACCAAAGTTAATAATAGCTTGGAGTTTGAGGTACCATACTTGTCACCATATAGATTTTTAGCTAATAGAATAGCGAACCAGGCTAGTTTTGCCACGACTACGTTTGGGGATAGAAACCCTACTTTTAGGGTTACGGTAAGAAGAGAAGGGAACTCATTACCGAAATACGTACTGTGGTCAGCTGCTGGTGAAGACATTTCATTAGTCTTCTTTATAGGTTTTCCGGTCTTAAATTTTGGACCGATGCCTACACCAGCTACGTGAATATTTAATAATCACGTTAAATAAAATCGTCGGAGGATGACGAGCCTTTAAATATGAAGGTTGGACAAGAGTTTTGTTAAGTGAGCGGACTCTGTCCGCATTCCTCAACTTTATTCTTTTAATCAAAAAAAAA